AAAAGGAGTTAGACTGGTGCAGGGAACCCTATAATCGGTTGTTCTTAAACCGACACTGGGGTTGTTACAAACATGTACTGATAGGGCTCGATTCTCTGAAAGTGGATGGGCCCTTACAAGGGCTATCGGGCGGTGCGATGGAGAGGACTTTTGGTCCTTACCAAAACATTCACTCGATACCGGGTTTCCGGCCTCCTTTCATGAGGAGGTGCATTGGTAATGTTGTTCCTTTAACCAAAGACGGCGGCTGGAAGGTCCGGTGGATTGCTAATCCGGGCCGAATTCACCAGCTAGCCCTCTATCCCTTGACAGGCGCCTTATTTAAGGCGCTGAAGAAATTGCCTTGGGATTGCACTTACGAGCAGGAGCGAGGTCATACCTTGATCCAAGAGCACCTAGCGGCTGGAAAAACGGCTCATGCAGTGGATCTCTCAAGTGCGACGGATTATTTTCCTCTGTCGCTTCAACTTGAGGTCCTGCGTGAGCTTTTCGGCGATGATCAATACATCGATCTGTTTGCCGAACTTTCCCGATGCGAGTGGCAATTGCCTAAACATGTTCAAGCAATGCCTAAGGGTAAAACCGGTATAAGCTGGACAAAAGGCCAACCTATGGGTCTACACCCATCATTCGCATCCTTCGCTCTAACGCACGGTTTATTGCTCCATGCGTTAGGTGGACAGGAAGGCGACTTTTTCGTCTTGGGAGACGATGTGGTCATCCTTCGGGACGATCTTCATCGTACCTATCTGTCTACGCTAGAAAGTCTTGGTTGTCCGCATGATCCGGTCAAGAGTATTACATCTGACCGGCTCACAGAGTTTGCTGGGAAAATTATTACTCCCACCTCTGTTTTGCCACAGTATAAGTGGCGAGCACCAAATGATGATTCTTTCTTGGTGTTCATGCAGACGTTTGGCCAACGTTTTGAGAAGCTGCTCTCAACAGAGCAGAAGAGTGTCTATCGCCAAGTTGGGCGACTGCTTCCCCCGTATGGATGTAATCATACGTTTGGGAAGGACACTCCTCCTCTTGACCAGGTGTTACAACAAACCTGGTCTTTCGAGGATTCTCTACCTGAGAAGAAACCACGGCGGCTCTTTACGAGCTTCCTACGGTGGATCTCCAGTACATTAAGACCTGAGAGACCCGAAAGCCTGTATCACGCCCTCTTGTTTGACGAGGTACGTGAAATGGCTCGCGCCTTCGACGAGAAGGTCGCTAGAGGTTTTTCGGCGAGTGTGCTGCCTGCCAGAGAATTTTGGCAGGAGGAACTCACGGATATTTTTGAGGTTACCGGAATTTCTCCGGGCCTCCCCTCCGTGACCCTTAGAAGTAAGGGGGGTCGAACATCACTACTTGAGTGGTACCAGACTGTGCTCAAAGGCCTCGCCTGATCACCCTGTTTCAGAATGCAGTATTAACCAACGGAATTGGGAGGTTTTACATGCCTTTTAAGAATTTAGCATGTAGGGAGTCTGAGGTAGACCCCCTCTCGACCAAAGTCGAGAAATTCGAGACGGCCTATAAGAGACTGAAAGAGTTACAGTCGCTGAAGGATCGCCTTGAATCTATGCCGAAGTGTGGTTTGCGGGATAGTCTTCTTGAGCATGTTCTATTACTGCTCTCGACAACCCTTGAATCACATGAGGGTGGAAACCCTCATCGACATAGAACCTTCCCCGAAAGTTAAGTTGCATCCGGT